CGTTCATCGTGTTCATTATCTGAATCAAGGTGAAAGTGAACAGCGTTGGATTAGCAGCCGCCGCCGATCCAAGCACTTCCCCAGTTTCTTCAAGCACCCATTCGCCGCCTTCAACAACGAGATTACCGGCCACATAGCCCGCCGCCGCACCGAACCAAGGCGCACCAAAGGGGAGTGTGATAAGACCGCCAATGATGGCCCCGATTGATCCGCCAACTATGTTCTGAGTTTCCAACCAATCATGGATTTGATCGGGGGTCATGTCCCGCGTGATCGTGCGCCAATCAATTCCGGGAAGCAACTTATCAATTGAGATCGCAAGCACTCCAGCTAAGAACAATAAGAAGACTGGATCGCCCAAAGCCGCCAGTATCGGCGTTAGCCATCTGTTAGCGGAATAGGAGAACGTGGCCGTGTCTAACAGTTGGCGTTCTTTGGTTCCCAGTGTGATCCGTAGTTCCTGGACTTTGACTCCATCAACGGGCAAACGGGGCATTCATAGCCCCTCTCCTAAGTCCGACATTGTGCCCCATAGGGACACCGTGAAGACGGCGGCGTTTGTGGTGTCGCTTTGGATTAAGACCGAGCATGGACCGGGAATGACCCGATTTCCGCCGGAAGTGATGCCGGGAGGCTCGGCAAGTGGTGCAGTTGCCCCGCCTTTCATCTGAGTTAGGAAGGGAACCATGCCGAGCGACTGATCTATATCCACATCATTCAATGAATCCGTCGCGCTAACGGGCACGATCACCAAAAGATACAGTTCGGACGAGTCACCGCCCGCATATCCAGCGCCCGCGATATTGAGTTGTTTCCCCTCGGCCACGCCGAACCCATAGAACCCCTTCTCGGCATCTGAACCGGCGGGGAGGGTAATTAGTGCGCTGAAGGGAACATGAACCATCAGATCACCGCTTATCGGCCCATCTGATGATTTGTTGCATACGCTTCTGTCCCATCAATTCACAGTCAAAAAGGAGTTTTGTGGCCTTTCTAACGGCCCCTTTTTCACTCGCGGACATTATCTTGAGTCGGGCTTTCGCTCTCTTACTGATCGCCATATTCAACACCTAAGCGTCGGTTCTGAACACCATCCGACTGTTCAAGGCCACCGGGACGCGGCAAGTTGCGAAAGTCATAGGACAATCCCCAGCTGAAGCGGTAAAGCCAACAGAACCAATCGGAACGCCCGATCCATCAAGGACATAGACGGGTGATTCTAACTCCCCGTCGTTTGCGCCGGGTGTGGCGAACCAATGCGTGATAACCCGGCCCTGGAGAGTGAGTCCGAGAGAAGAAGTCCCGTCGAGAACCGAAACTAATTCCTGTTCTCCCGATCCCGATACCGTCACCGAAAAGATATGATATTCACCATTGGAGCAAGCGACAGAAACGGCGGCGGTTCTTGTTGCCGCCGCATTGACTAATGCTTGAACACTGTCGCCTGAAGCGATCTGCTTTGGATAAGGGAGTTGCGCCGGAAGTCCACAGTTCCCGCCGGAAGTCCCTGCACCGCCGCCGATTGGAAGGGCCAATTTTATTTTTCCGGCACTCATCACAAATGAATAAATGAAGTCATTTTCACACTGAAGGCCAGCGCGAGAAGCCACGAAGTTCCCGTGTTGTTGCGTCGCAAATGTTCCGAAAACCTGCACTGATCCGACGAAATCCGCGTCTGTTCTGATCTCGTCTTGAGTTGCCTCGGTGGTTGCTGAGTTGTGAAGTGGGACAACTGAACCAGTTGAAGAAACGACTGATCCATAACAATTTACATTCGCCATAATTTCACAGCCTTATTCCCGATCCAAGAGCCGGTTTCAAAATGTTGCGATTTACTGAAGATATGGGCATTCTCAAAAGACGCTTTCCGATTCGGAAGCCAATTGAAGTCGTGAATCCAGCTATCGCCATCGGGAGAAGGTTGGCTTGAAAGTTAGCCGCCATTACCGCGAGCGCGGTTGATGGGTTGGTTGCTATGTCGCTGATCGAGATCGCGCCAGCACCTTCCAAGCCGTTCCCGCCGCCGCCGCCGCCGTTCTCGGAATACTGCATCGTGTATGATGTGAAGAAAGGAGTGCCGCCCTTTAGATCGGCTTTTCCAGTCACAAACTCCCAAACGCTTGCTCCGGCGGTGCCCTCGGTCAAGATTGAGGCATAGACGAGTGCCTCTAATCCATTGATGATCGAAAAGGACTTTCGGCGATACGACCGTTTCTTCTTACGCGCCATAGGGCACAATGCCGAAGTTCGTTGTTATTTATTGTTGTGCAAACTTTCCATCCGATGCGCGGTCCTGGATTACCGCTTCAATGGTGGGTTGCTGAACATTTTTCATCAGCATTTGAGCGATTGCTTGCTGAATTGGGTTGATCGGTTCCATTTCCCCAAGCCCGCCCTCAATCAATTTTTGAATAGCCGCGCCGATGTTAGCGTCCAGCTCTGCATTGATCGCATGAAGGGTGAAAACGATCTGTCTAAACAGCCATAGCGACAAACATATGTGAAAAACGACCAATCCAACGCATATAGTCACCCAATCCATGCGCGAACCGAGCGCGAAGCCGTCCTTAAACGATTGTTTGCGATCACTGGGAGAGAGAGAGAGAGAGAGAGAGAGAGAGAGAGTTCTCTATCTATACTATACTACTACTAATAATTCAATAAAAGAGGGTGGTTTTATGCAATTATTAAAGGTGAAACGGCCTATGGAGCATCATGGCCCCACCCCCGCCCCCCCGCGCCGCCCCCCGATCAATCTTGGATCTGTTCGCCGCCGATATGAAAAAACGCGGTTATGCGACGATGCGTTGCCGAAATCCCGAATGCAAAGCCGTTCTATGGTTGGAATCGGATCATTCCCTTGCGGATATTGTGAACGGTGATGGCCGATTAACTCTCATGCGCTACGCGCATATTCCCGAAGAAGAATGCCTTCATTGTAAGAATCGAAGGGAGTTGGTTCTTTGAGTAAAAAAATAACTCAAAAAATAATGCTTGACCTTTACGCCGGCACTGGCGGAGCGTCTGAAGCGTTCCGCATTGATCCACGATGGCGCGTCATCAGAATAGAGAAAGATTTGATGTTCCAAGAAGTGCCTGAGATGAAAATTGCCGATGTTTCATACGCCTTCAGTTTAGAAGCCGATGAAGAAATTGAATTGATTTGGGCCTCCTTCCCTTGCACCGAGTTTTCAAGATTAGATCAGCCTTGGACGCGGGCCAAACTCCCCACCAATTTTCAACCCGATATGACCGAGGCCCTCAAAACTCAAGAGATCATCAACAAACTAAAACCGCGCTATTACTGCATCGAAAACGTGAGGGGGGCCATTCCATACCTAACGCCTATTTTCGGCCCTCCAACCTATCATATCGGCCCTTATTGGCTATGGTCTAATCTTCCAGCTATTGTTCCGAACCCGGAATGGACCCCAAGCAAGAAATCCGTCAATATGACCGGCTCCGTTCAGCGTTCCGCGATCCCCTTTGAATTATCAAGTGCCGTCTTAGCAGCCGCTTCCCAACCAACAATGGAGGATTTTTGAAATGGATAAAAGAAAAATGAAGAAAGAGATATTCTCATATTTGGCGACCTACTTACAAGAATACCCATACTCAGACTTGAGTTCACAAATCCGGCAACAAGTAATTCCAGGAAAACAAACCGACGCGGCGGTGCGGCGTTTTCGCCGGGTTCAAGATGAAGTAATTGCCCAGCTATTCACCCTCGGCATGATGTCGCGTTCTGAATTGTCTGATGCTGTCTTAGAGAAGCATGGTTATGATCCGAAAGGGGGTGTCCTTGAGTGAAATTAACTTGCCGTTTCTGCAAAGTTCTGTTCATTTGTGAATCGTTTGAACAGATCGCCGGTATTCAAAATGAACAATGCTACATCATGCGTAAAGGGATCACGCATTCACTTCAGAAGGTGGTTGAATGAGTTCCCGAATCAAGTCTATTTCTCTTGATGAAGATACGGAGAAGATCGCTTCAATGATTTCATCGAACGGGGGAAACTTCTCGGCATTTGTCCGAGAGTGCCTTATTCGGTATCACGCTCAGACTGGCGGCGCGATGAATTGCCGACGACACCGCACGAAGGCCGACAACCGCCCGGTTGATCGCCTATGCCGTCCCTTCATGTCGAACCGTTGCATTGTGTGTTGGCCCGTAGGCGAACCGGAGCGTGAGGCATGGGCGGAATACACGAAAGGCCCGGATCGCTACGAAACCCGGATTCGTAAATATTCAAACTTGCCCGGAGATCACCCCGGAACAAGTTCAATTTATTCCGATCCCGAACACCCCGACTTTGAGGGTTGGTATTCAGCCGGGGAAAAGTATGAAGCCAGGATTTTCACTCAATCAAATAATTTCAACGATCATGCGTGGATTCAAGCCGAGGCAAGACGCATCAACCCCCCACTTTTCGACATGAAAGACCTTGAGTTCAAGGGAAATGCGAAACCGGCTAAAAAGTCCCGCCGCCGCCGCCGCCGTTTGATCCGTTGGTTGTTTGGCTGAGTCCGAGCGCGTTCATCGTGTTCATTATCTGAATCAAGGTGAAAGTGAACAGCGTTGGATTAGCAGCCGCCGCCGATCCAAGCACTTCCCCAGTTTCTTCAAGCACCCATTCGCCGCCTTCAACAACGAGATTACCGGCCACATAGCCCGCCG